TAGTAGATTATGCTACGCTTTACGCAGATAAGGAGTGTGGCAAATGATGATCGAAGTGGACGATGATTACGTCGACACCATCATAGTAGCAGGCTTGGCAAGCAGTTATGTATCTGTAAAAGATATGCTAAAGAGTGGCAAAGGCTGGCATGAAGATGATATAGCTGCTTGGGAAGAATTACTCCCAGCTATTGAGTTAGTCGGTGGCTGGTATAGTACAGACTTTAAAGCAGACATAAAGAAAGCAAAGAAAAAATGAAAAAGTATACTCATTTTGATTTAGAAGATGCTATCTACAAAGTATGGCAGACCGCAGATGACATTGAGACTCTGTACAAGTATCATGGTGATGCAGAAAAGCCAATGACAGAAGATGAAGTGGCTAACGCATTGATTGGTCTTAAGCAGCTACATGAAATGCGCTGCTGGCAACTGATGGATATGTCAGCTAGAGTATTTGAATTAAATCAGTATTGCACTGATCCAGTTAAGTTAGCAGCAAGAGAACAATTATTTAAACCAAAGAAAGGTAGTAAAAAATGAGCGACAAAATTATGGAACAATTAAACACGATGACAGCAAACTTGGAACTCACTGTCCAAGACTGGAACGTATTGATTAACATTCTAAATATGCCACAACAAGTACAGACTATTGCACTAGCACGATTCATTGATCTTATCCAAAGTCAGATTGGTCCACAGATTGAAAAGGCTAAAGCATCATTAGAAGCCGTAGCAAATGCTGATGGAGTACCAAAGGACTTGGAGGAACGTAACTAATGGAAAACTTCATTAAAAAGCTATTGAAACATCGTGGCTTTAGTAATGACATTGCCAATGCTGTAGAAGAGCGCACCAAGCGCACTTCTGCTGAAAAGGAGATGGAGGACCGCCTTTTGGCAGAAGCCATGACCAAGCAGATGGTTAACGAAATGATGCCAATGTTCCGTCAGCACTTGGCAAAGCAGCAAAAAGCCCAAGAAGAGAAGAAAGTACGGAAAATCATCGTTCCTGACGATAAATAGGGCGGAAATATCCTGTTTTTTGCATTAGTATAAGTAGGGAGTACGACTCGTCGTGAGACGCTCAGAAACCTACTTACACACAAACACACAGGAGATTTACATGAATCCATTTGAATTACGCTTTTCCATTTTTAATACCGCTAAAGACATCCTAATTAAGCAGCATGAAGCCAACTTGGCTGCATGGGAACTGATGAATAAGGGTGCAAAAAAGGTAGAAGAAGTTTCCCCGAAATTTCCAACAATTGAAGAAATTGTGGAAAAAGCAATCGAAATCAACAAATTTATCAGTGAAACCCAAGTGCATGAATTTGCTAAACTTGGCAAACGTATCACTGGTACAACAGTAATATTCTAATATGGCAACTAAACCCGGTTTGTACGCAAATATCCATGCAAAGCAAGAGCGCATCAAGGCTGGCTCCGGCGAGAAGATGCGCAAGCCGGGTGCCAAAGGTGCCCCTACGGCAAAACAGTTTAAAGAGTCTGCGAAGACTGCAAAGAAATAATGGCAACTAAGAAAAAAGGACCTTCCCTTGCGATTGGCCGTGGTGAAAAGCTGCCTGTATCTAAGGGCGCTGGGCTTACCGCCAAAGGTCGTGCTAAATATAATGCAGCTACTGGCTCGGATTTAAAAGCACCTCAACCAGAAGGTGGCCCAAGAAAGAAATCATTCTGTGCAAGAATGTCAGGTATGCCAGGTCCAATGAAGGACGAGAATGGTAAACCAACTCGTAAAGCAGCAAGTCTAAAAAGGTGGAAGTGTGGCAGCTAAACCAAAATCAAAGTACGTTTTCAAACCCGAGATGTGCGAACGCATGATCGAAATGGGCAAGACCGGCGCTAGTCAAAAAATGATATGGTCCGAATTAGGCATTTCTAAATCTGCCGCAGAAACTTTTAAAAAGAACCACCCAGAATTTGCAGAGGCTTTGGATATGGCGCTAGTTCATAGCCAGGGTTTTTGGGAAAGAGAACTTTTGGCTAATGTGGAGAATAAAGCATTTAACAGCAGACTTGCTGAAATAGCGTTGAGAGGACAATTTTCTGAAACGTACCGTGAAACTCGTGACACAAAAATTGATTTAAAAGCAGAAGTGGTTGTAGATTTTGCCGGAGAAGTTTCAAAACTTATACAAGCATTAAAAGAGTAGTATAATACCAAAGGACGAAAAGGGTAGCTCCCCTGCCAGCACCTAACTGCTGGATAGTCCACCAATAAACTGTTAGGAGTATCAAATGAAGCAATGTATTAAATGCGGTGAACAAAAGCCGCTATCTGAGTTTAATAAAAATAAAAGTACAAAAGACGGGTTGCAAAAACATTGCAATACTTGTAGGCTAAGCTATCGAAAAAATAATAAAGAAAAAATAGCCAAAGCAAATAAAAAACTTTTATCTATTCCAGAAAATACTATTAAAAATCGACAAAGAGCTGCACTTTGGAATACTAAAAACCCAGAAAAAAGAAAAATAATAGTTCAAAAAGAGCATTATAAACGAAGATACGGTTTAAGTTTAGAGCAAAAACAAGCAATGGTGGATAAACAAAATGGAAAATGCGCAATTTGCAAAAATGATTTAAAAAATACGCGTGATGTTTGTGTTGACCATGACCATAAAACTAATGTTGTACGTGAAATACTTTGCCGAAAATGTAACCTTGGAATAGGACATTTAAATGATTCGACACAAATTTTAAAATCTGCTATACTGTATCTAAATAAACACGATAAAAAGGACCCAGTATGACTTTTCATTCCATCTTATCACCCAGCTCTAGCGCCCGCTGGCTGGCTTGCCCGCCATCAGTAAGATTGTGCGAAACACTTCCAGATATAGTTAAACCGTCCGGAGCTTTTGACTATGCTGCACAAGGAACCGCAGCGCATGAGCTAGGTGAAATAAAATTACGTTTAGTTTTTAATCAGATTACACAGGAAGAATATGAAACAGCTTACGAAGAAATCAAAAAGAGTCAGTATTACGATGAAGAGCTTGAACACTACTCGGACACATACGTCAACTACGTTCGTAGCCAAGTTGGTTCAGAAGACACAGTTTATATTGAAACAAGAGTGGACTACTCTGAATATGTACCGGAAGGCACTGGGTCAGCAGATTGTATTATCATTGGGCCTAACGAGTGCCATGTGCTGGATTACAAACATGGTATGGTCCCAGTTAGCGCTATTTCAAACAGTCAAGCCCGGTTGTACGCCGTTGGAGCTGTCACCAAGTTTGAAGAAAAATACCCGAACATTAAAACAATCCGCTACACCATTGTCCAGCCAAGATGTGAAAACATCAGTTCCGAAGAAACCAGCAAAGAAAAGCTCCTCCTCTGGGCAGACACCGTCGTCCGCCGCAAAGCCAAACAAGCGTGGGTCGGTTCCGGCAATTTCCAAGCGGGAGACCACTGCAAATACTGCAAAGCCAAAACGTCTTGCAAAACCCGTGCGGAGCAACTCAACGAAATAGCAGCATTAGAATTTAGAGAACCTCAACTTTTAACTGATGATGAAGTTGCAGCACTATTAGATAAAGCAGAACAAGTAAAAACTTATATTTCTGATGTTCAAGAATACTTATTAGAAAAAGCTGTAAACACCGGTGAAACTCCAATAGGATATAAATTATCAATATCGATAACGCATAGAAAAATTTCTGATAACGCATTAGCAGCCACAGTTTTAATTGAAAAAGGACTACCAGAAGAACAAATTTGGGAACCACGTAAACTTAAGTCTTTAGCATCTTTAGAAAAAATTAATAAGCAAGTAGCTGCGTATCTAGGTAATTTAGTCATTCGACCTGATGGCAATCCAAAACTAGTTAAATCAAAAGAAACAGCTAAAGAGGATTTTGCATAATGAGCACATGGCTAATTGCAGCAATGGGACTGGTTTATCTTGTAGTAGCAATAGACCAGTTTATTAAAGGCGGCATCGGAACAGGTATAATGTTCTTAGGGTATTCCATGGGTAACGTAGGTCTTGTAATGGTGGCAAAATGAATGTAGAATGCTACGGAGAGCAGATAGAAGTACCAGATGTTTTAATCGAAAAATATTTTAAAGATTTTGATGGACTTCCTGGAAAAAGTATGAGAGAATCTGTTATGGGTTTAAGAGACTCAGTCTGGGAAGTAATGGACTATGTAGCTGAAGACCCAAAGGCGCTAGAAGATAAAGAAGTAATGTTTGATTTTATTAACGCTTTAGCCATGAAGCAAGCATTAACGCAACATGGCTTGTATTTAGATTCATAGTAGTGTATAATTGTTGTACGGGTTGCCGAGTTGGCCCCGATTGAAGTCCAACTCTTTCGTTTATAAAGGTAATATCATGTCACAAAACGTAAAAGCAAAAGTAGTAACTGGTAAAGTTCGTTTCTCATTTTGCCATGTGTTTCAACCATACTCAGGTATTGAAGGTGGTACACCAAAGTATTCAGTATCCATCATCATTCCTAAGTCTGACAAAGAAACTATTGCAAAGTTGCAAAAGGCTTTTGATGACACCAAAGCAGGTGCAGCAGCAGTGTTTGGCGGTACAGTTCCAAAGATGGTTAAAGGCGGTCTACGTGATGGCGATATGGAGCGTGAAAACGATCCAGCCTACGCAAACAGCTATTTCATCAACGCTAACTCTGCACAGAAACCTGGTGTAGTAGATGCAGATTTAAACCCAATCATCAATGCTGATGAGTTTTACAGCGGATGCTACGGTCGTGCTTCAATCACGTTCTACCCATACAATGCTCAAGGTTCCAAAGGTATTGCATGCGGCTTAAACAACATCCAGAAGTTAGATGATGGTGAGAAGCTCGGTGGTGGTACAACCGCAGCAGTAGACTTCGCAGTATAAGTAGTAGAAGTACCCAGTAGATGGGCTAAGCCGAGGTGGAAACCGCCTCGGCTTTTTTGCCCTTAAGACCAACCAATAAATAGAGAACAATAATGGATCAGTACCAAGAATACATTGCCGCCAGCCGATATGCCCGTTACCAAGATGACAAAGGTCGTCGTGAAAGCTGGGATGAAACTGTACAGCGTTTTGTAGATTATATTTTTAGCCGCACCCCAGCAATTACTGAAAACACAAAATTAAAAGCCGAGTTATTTGACTCTATTAAAAACCTAGAACTAATGCCGTCCATGCGAGCCATGATGACTGCAGGAAAGAGTGCCGATCGTGACAATACTTGCGTCTATAATTGCAGCTATCTCCCAGTGGATGACCCCAAGAGCTTCGACGAAGCCATGTTCATCCTGCTCTGTGGTACTGGCGTTGGTTTCTCAGTCGAATCAAAGTATATTAACCAGTTGCCCGAAGTGCCAGACCAGTTATTTGATTCGGAGCATACCATCGCCGTCCATGACAGTAAAGAGGGATGGGCAAAATCTTTGCGCTTGCTTCTCGCCCACCTTTGGGCCGGTGAAATTCCAAAGTGGGACGTCAGCAATGTTAGACCTGCCGGAGCACGACTCAAAACTTTTGGTGGAAGAGCTTCCGGGCCGCAACCACTAATTGATTTATTTGAATTTGCAGTAGCTACATTTAAACACGCTAAAGGTCGTAAGTTGCACTCCTTGGAATGTCACGACTTGATGTGTAAAATTGGTGAGGTAGTTGTAGTGGGTGGCGTTCGTCGCTCTGCAATGATCTCGTTGTCTGATCTTGATGATGAAAGGATTCGTCATGCTAAAGCTGGTCCGTGGTGGGACACTGCGCCACACCGTGCTCTTGCGAACAACAGTGCGGTGTATAACGAAACACCTACTGTCGGAAAGTTCATGGAAGAGTGGTTGTCACTTTACAACTCCCATTCCGGTGAACGAGGGATATTTAATAGGGAAGCTGCTAGAAAGACGGTTGAAAAATACGGGCATCGAGATCCGAATTATGAGTTCGGAACTAATCCTTGCTCGGAGATCGTTCTTCGACCGTACCAGTTCTGTAATTTGTCTGAATGTGTAGTACGCCATGACGATACTAAAGAGACCCTGCTGCGTAAAGTGCGGCTTGCCACCATCCTTGGTACAATCCAATCCACCTTCACAAAGTTTCCCTACCTGCGTAAAGTGTGGCAACGTAATACTGAAGAAGAGCGCTTACTTGGTGTCTCCCTCACAGGCATCTACGACAACCCCTTACTTACAACCCAAGGACCAGAACTAAATGCACTACTTACAGAACTTAGAGAATGCTCTAGAAGTACAAATGAAGAATGGGCGGCTGCTCTCGGAATCCCTGTCAGCGCTTCTATCACATGCGTCAAGCCAAGTGGAACAGTATCCCAGCTTGTTGATTCGGCGAGCGGCATCCACCCTCGCCATGCTAAATTCTATATCCGAAGAGTGCGAGGCGATTCAAAAGATCCTCTTACCCAATTCCTTATTGGACAAGGAATCCCAAACGAGCCCTGCGTTTACAAGCCAACCCAAACTACCGTCTTCAGTTTTGCTCAAAAAGCACCGGACGGACTCACCCGAGACGACGTCACTCCGATCAGCCATCTTGAGCTCTGGCTTACCTATCAGCGACACTGGTGTGAGCACAAACCCTCTGTTACGATCTCGGTTGCGGAAGGAGACTGGCCCGCAGTCGGAGCATGGACTTGGGAGCACTTCGGAGAAATCAGTGGAGTTAGCTACCTCC